CAGTTGGCTGATCGAGTGCTGAAAGAGAAGGAAATTAACCTTAAAGCAGCAGATATTCAGTCAAATGAGCGCATCGCTGCCCTCCAAATGATGAAAAAAGCATCAAATAGTTAAAAAAACTGTTGACAAAGTGCTACTTTTATGATAGAGTAGCGTTATTGTAACTAATACGTTCTCCTTATGGACAAAGAACTAGCGAAATTTTATGAAGAAGCGTTCTCTATGATGGCTACCGTAGGGTGGAAAGACTTCATGGAGGACATTCAAAAGGTTAAAACCAATTATAACGATCTGTCAACTGTCACGGACACACAAGAACTTTATTTCCGTAAAGGACAGCTTGACATCTTGAATTGGCTTTTAGGGCTGAAAAGCTCGTATGAGAAGACTTACGAAGATCTTCAGGCATCGGGGGACATTTAATCATGGCTCGACGATTCTTTGACTTCCTTTGTGACAATTCCCATAAAACCGAGGCTTTTGTTGATGCAGACGCAACTTACACCCTTCCTTGCAGTGTGTGCGGTTGTGAAGCTAAACGAACAGTCTCAGCTCCTATGATGAAGTTAGAAGGCATTACAGGCTCTTTTCCAAGTGCCTATGACGCATGGGAGCGCAAACGGGCTGAAAAGCTCGTGCAAGAGAGAAAACAAAACTCATAAGCATTTATACGCCGAGAAGTAGTTTTTATTTTTAAATATCTCCTAGAACCGTTATACCGGCAGGAAAGGAAATCAATATGTTAGTAGATGATAACGAAGAGTTAGGTACAGGTAGTGAACTGGACGCTGTTGAAGCACAACAAAAACAGACAGCCCCTGAACCCCAACAACCACCGGCTTTTGAAGTCCCCGAGAAATACAAGGGTAAGACAGCAGAAGACATCATTAAGATGCACCAAGAGGCTGAAAAGCTTATTGGAAAGCAAGCTCAAGAGGTTGGTGAGGTTCGTAAGTTAGCAGATGAACTCCTGAAACAGAGCCTCGCATCGAACAAACCTCAACATATTGAACAGCAAGAGCCTGAAATTGACTTCTTTGAAGACCCCAAGAAAGCAATTCAGAAAGAACTGTCATCTCACCCTGACGTAATTGCTGCTCGTGAAGCAGCGTTGCAGTTCAAGAAGATGCAGATTCAGCAGAAGTTGAACTCAGATCACCCTGATTTCACTCAAATCGTACAAGATCCAGAGTTTGTTAACTGGGTCAAATCTTCTCCCGTTCGCATGGGCTTGTACGCTAAGGCAGACGCTGAATATGATTATGACAGTGCCAATGAATTGTTGTCTACATTTAAACAGATCAAGTCTGTAAAGGCACAAGAGACTAAAGCAGCTGGAGAGGTTGCCCGTCAAAGTGCTTTGAAGAGTGCAGCTGTTGATGTAGGCGGTACAGGAGAGTCATCTAAGAAAGTTTATCGACGGGCTGATCTAATCCGTCTACGTATGACTGACCCAGCTCGATATGAAGCTCTGTCTGATGACATTATGAGAGCATATCAAGAAGGTCGTGTTAAATAACCCCGCAACGTAGTGAGGACTTCTCGCTTCGCTGCGATAATTTAATATCTATTAGGAGCTTTAAAAATGGCCGCTACTTTTGCAGCAACCAATGCTGTTACAACTACCAACGCTGATGCGTTTATCCCCGAGATTTGGTCTGATGAGATCGTTGCCGCATACAAGAAGAACTTGGTTGCAGCTAACCTCATCAAGAAAATGTCTCATCGTGGCAAGAAAGGTGACACCGTTCACATTCCTAGCCCCACCCGTGGTTCTGCCTCTGCCAAGGTTGCAGCTAACGCTGTTACTTTGATCGCCAACACAGACAGCGACATTCCAGTGTACATCAACAAGCACTACGAATACAGCCGTTTGATCGAAGACATCGTTGCTACTCAAGCTTTGACCTCTTTGCGTTCTTTCTACACTGAAGACGCTGGTTACGCTTTGGGCAAGCAAGTTGACTCTGACATCATCCAGTTGGGTCGTACTGTTAACGGCGGTGCTGGTGCTCGTTACGCTGGTGCTTACATCGGTTCTGACGGCACTACTGCCTATGACTATACCACTGACAACCAAGCTGCTTTGACTGATGCTGCTATCCGTCGCACCATTCAGCGTTTGGATGACGTGGATACTCCTATGGACAACCGCTTCTTCATCATTCCTCCTTCAAGCCGTAACACCTTGATGGGTCTGAGCCGCTACACCGAGCAAGCATTTGTGGGTGAAGCTGGTCAAGGCAACACCATCCGTAACGGTGAAGTGGGCAGCTTGTATGGCGTGTCTGTGTTTGTGTCTAGCAACGCTGATACTCCTAACGACGCTAACGACGGTTCAGGTACTGCTCAACCTGCACGTGTGTGCTTGATGGGTCACCGTGATGCCTTCGTGTTGGTGGAGCAAATGGGTGTGCGTTCGCAGACTCAATACCAACAGCAATTCTTGGCTAACTTGTTCACTGCTGACACTTTGTACGGCGTGGCTGAGTTGCGTGACGACGGTGCTGTTGCTCTGGT